CCCTGGCTGCGAATTTTAACTAGGGTTTAAGCCCCCCTAGGAGGGAGTGTTCCTTGGACGTCCGTCGTATAAGATCGAAGGGTTCGCTCGCGTCAGCAGGCTCTTCACAGGAAGTGCAGAGTTCTAATGGCGCGGTTACAGCGGGCCCATTCGTCTTAGGACGTGTGGGGACCTACAAGACCATGACAGACACGCACAACAACAAAGCATTTGTGCAGGCCGGTCGGGACGGTCGGGTTTTGTTTAATCCGATGAGTTCCTTCGAGGTTGTCTCCCAAACATCTGGGACTGGTTACGTAGTGCAACGCAACTCGGACGGCGAGACCTGGTCGGCAGATAATGCTGGCCAGTACCTCGTCCAACGAGCCGTTGGCCTGTCGTTAACGACGCAGACTCCGCCTGTCGTACCATATGTTGACGATAGCTTAATTGCATCGTCGATCGGAGAGGTAGCTACTGATGTCCGTTCGGACTACGGTAGGGCTCAATTCGACATATGGGAAGATTTAGCGGAAGCGGATCAGACGATAGAAATGCTCTCGGGCCCCGTCCACGCGGCGAAACAGTTGTATGCAAGACTTAAGGGTAAAAGCCTCAGAGACATCGAGGCAGATATCAAGAAAGCCTTTGCAAAGACTGGGCGCTCCTGGAAAGATTTTCCGGAGTACCGTGCCTCCCGTTTGGGCGCAGAAGCGGCGAATCGATGGTTACAGTTTCGTTTAGGAATTATGCCATTGGTAAACTCCATTAATAATGTGAGTGCTGCTTTAAAAGAAAGCACGAAAGACCGTGAGGTTCAAACGTGGAAGAAGTCGTTAACTTTGACAGCTTCCAGTTCGGGCAGTTGGACCGCCTCTTATGGCGTGCTAACGTTCGACATCGTTTGGTCCACTAATCACACTGTTCGTGTGACTGGGGTGATGTCAGGTAAGGTGCGTCTTAACAACGCATTCAAGCTTGGTCTCTGCTCCAAGTCCCTGTTCACGCTCCCATGGGAGCTTGTGCGGGCTTCTTTCGTGGCAGATTGGTTTGGAAACATCGGGTCCGTGATTGGATCCTTTGCCCCGAGCTTTGAAGCCACGGAGCTAGGTAGCTGTCTCGTGCGCCGTGAGATTATTTCCACGACGTACCAGCTTGTGAATCCACGCATTGGGGCCGGTTTTATCACGGCTTTCGCCCTTCAACAGGCGCCCTCTTGTGTGTGGACGGTCACTGAGACACGCTATACCCGGGGGGATCTACCCCCTGCCTCGTTCGTGATTCGAAACAACTTCCGCATGTGGTCTAAGCGGGGAATCACGGGCATCGCCCTCCTTTACCAGGAAGTCGCTAAGCGTTCCAATGACTATCTTCTGTCTATTGGACGAAAACGCCGCGGTGGAAAGTAAGGGATTATTGATGACCAAACTCGACGTGAGTCGAGCCTAACTAAGGATGTTCCTTATGTCAATTACTATCAATTCCAAGGTCTTCGCCCTGGACTCGAGTGTGCAAAACGGCGCGACGTATGCGGGCCCCAGCCAGAGTTTGTCTGTACGAGACTCCTTCGGCATGAGCCGCACTGCGCCTAAGCCGACCAGCACATATTCGGGTACCGCCCGTACGGAGTCGAAGTTGACCCGCACGGTCGATCTGACCGACGCGCTCACCCCGACGGGTCTGGCATCGCTCAATATTACGAGCGCCCTTCCCATCGGTATGTCCGATGCTGACATTGACACCTTGGCAGCTGACCTTGCTTCTTTGGCAGCTACCACCGGTTTTAAGAATTTGCTGAAGAAGGGTACCTTCCTGGTTTGATCCAGTGGCTCCCGACCTAAGCAAACGCCGGCATCGCCCGGTTTTCTGGGCGATGTGTTTTGTGTCTGTCAAACGGCTGCTGAAGGTACTAGTAGCCGTTCGCATTGGAGATCAGCGTGAAGCAAGATCTAACTGCATCCCACCAGAATCTGGTGGTGGCGCGGTCCGCGAAGGACCTTCTCAAGGCTGAGATAGCCTTTAACGCCTCCTGCGTAACTCCCGTTAAAACAGCATCGGGGGAAGTACCGGCTCATTTTCGCTGGTATGTGCAGGTTCTTAAGACTGTGATCCGCTGCAACCAGATTCCGAAAGGTCCCGACCTTCTTCGATGCATTGAGGAAGGTAGATGGAGGGACCTGTACGATCTGGCTGGGACTCTGTCGAAACAGAAGTACTCGACGGCTGGAAGTCACTTCTCCAGCACCCAGTTTTCAGCTCTTGTTAAGAAGTATCCGTGGCCAAGTTTTTGTCAGCTTGGCTTCGACCCCGAGGCGAAAGCGCGGCGCGCCTTCTACTCCTCTGAGTGGAGGTGTCGACGTATGAATGCAAAGTTCCGCATCATGCTTAGTCGGAGGGACCCCTATACGGGTGTACTTCAGGTGGCTCGTGACTGGATAGCCTATGTTTTGGGCTATACGGTACCGGACTTCCTTCAGGACTGCGATTTTGGCAGCGGCGCCTCTCTGGGCGTGCACGGGAATCGAACTCATCTTGAGCGTAAGCTCAGTTCTGAGATGACAGTAACTCCCCGTGCCTCCGCTTTAGCGCGTGATGCCTTGTGGGCCAACCGACATTACAGTGAAGTGCATCTCACTAGTAAGAACGGTATAGCCTGTATCGACCCCGTCGCGTTTAGCGAGCGGTACCGAGCATCCGTTAAATATGTGGAGCACAATCAACTAGCCTTTGTGCCAAAAACCACTGAGATACATCGCTGTATCGCTGTGGAACCGACTCTGAACCAATACCTTCAGAAGGGTATTGATCAGGTCATGCGCCGGCGTCTTAAACGCGTCGGTATAGACCTTTCAGATCAGGAGCAGAACAAGCGTATGGCGTGGAAGGGTAGCCTACAAGGCGATGACCCCTATTGCACCATTGACTTGTCCTCAGCGAGTGATAGCATCAGCATCGAGCTGGTTCGCTATCTCTTGCCACCTGCTTGGTTCGACGTGCTGTATGCCCTCCGGGCACGCAGTTACGAAGACCAAGGCTCCCTCCATGTCTACGAGAAGTTCTGTAGCATGGGGAACGGTTTCTGCTTCCCACTAGAGACTCTTATATTCGGAGCCATTTGTAAGGCGGCAGGTTCGAAAGAATTTGCTGTCTACGGCGACGACATCATAGTGCGCGCGAGCGTGTTTGATGAAGTGATTAAGATCCTCCGGATTTGCGGCTTCAAGACGAATGTCCAAAAGACGTTTGGTGAGGGGCCGTTCCGTGAATCGTGTGGAGCGGATTGGTACGCCGGAAACAATGTCCGTCCCTTTACACTTGACTTTGCCTTAGATTCTCTTAAGGCAGTGCACAAGTTTCTCAACCTCTCACGCCGTAACTGGCGTACGGAGTATTTCTTCCGTGAGGCGAACCTATGCATTATCAAACGCATACCGACGGATGCTCTCTGTACTCGTCCCTTCTGGGATGAAGAGTCTGAGGGCGGTATTAATCCGTCTGATTTGCTGTGTCCCGAGATTGATGAACCACGATGGTTTATGTGGGTCAAAAGACATTGGGCGCGGTACGTCTGGTTCGAACTAGCATCTAGACCTTTGGTCGACCATGCTAGTGTGAGGTCTGCACCTCCTTGGTTGCAGATGGCGGCTTGTCTACGGGGCGCGAGCCCCTCGGCAATGTTTGTGGTACGTCGTAAGACGAAAGCATGCGTTCTCGTAAAGAAGAGCGCAGGCGCAACGTCAGTGATGGCGGTGCGTTCCGGAATTACCCCCTGTCGGGATGACACGGGTCCGGGGCCCAGCAACGATGTCGCCTAACCAGCGACCTTAGAGCTGTTGGAGGTTGGCCTATCCTCGGGTAGGTT